GGAGGAATAGACCATGAAAACCATTCTCACCGACTTCCTCGTTCTTTCCCTAGTCCTCGCCGCCTTTTGGCTCGCCTTGGTGATCCTCTGACAAGCTCGCTCCTGCAATGCAGGGGGGAGAAGTCAGGGGAAAAGCTCCTGATCCTGCCGAGGGATTCTTGGCACTACATAAAAACAACATGAAAGCGTATATCTACAAAGACAAGGAAGGGAAAACCATCCTTTGTGTCAAAGCAAACAACATGGCAACGGCGGATTATGTTGCCAAGCTCGACGGAATAGATACCGAAAGCGAAAACGTGAAGGTTGAAATATGGGGAGCTTTTGGAAAGGAGGAAGCATGAACCCAGTCGCCCTTCTCCTACTCCATGCCAGAAAGCGAGACGCTAAACAGGCGGCAAAACACTTCTCCCTTTTCGATTTATCCGAACAGGCGAGGCGATTCAATCTTGAACCCGTGACCCGTTGGAAGATTGCGGGATATTTGCTAGGCTGGCTGCCTTGGCGAGAGTTGGAGCCTGATTTAATGAAGGCCCGAACGATCAGTATTCCCCTAGCCTAGAAACGGAAAAGCCCGGAGCGGATTGCCAGTCCCTCCGGGCTATTTCATGGGGCGAATTACTCGTCACGAATGCCGTTAGGCTTTCGCGCCTAACGAATAGGTATTTTTAATAGGTAATTTCATGGCGCATTTTCAGTAGGTTTAGAGTCCGTTTTTTCACAAATCAATCGGGACGCATCTTTTTTTGACTCGTCACGAACCTGATCCGTAGAACCTATTTCGTTCCGCTTTTTCCATGCTTCTGTTCTAACTTCCACGCTACCGGGAGTCATCCCACGCGACACGAAGAAGCGATCACAAGCATCTCCAACAGTTTTAGATAGTTTCCATAGGTAATTTTCCCAGTCCTCATCGGTGCGCCGAGTCTCAACGTGACGATGTTCGTTATGAGGAATATAGTTGCGATTCTTTGCCATTTTATGAGGCTTTTTTAGAAGATTTAGATTTTGTTTTGAAGATCCTGTCCCATCCTTCCTGATAAGATTTAGAGACGGCTCCCGTACGATTCGGAGATGCCGAATCAATTCGGCGTTGCATCTCCTTCATGCGGGGAGATAGATAGCTTCTCTCGCTTCGTTCGCTCATGTTAGTAAACAGGATCGGTTCCCTCGTTGTCCCATTCGTAACCTAGCGTTGCGCCATCGGGTAAGCGATAGCCCACGGCATAAAGGAACGCTTCAAATGCTTTTATAATTTCTGGAAGAGTTTTCTCCTCGCTGATTTCCATGCTGACTACAGGTTCACCAATAGCTTTGATATTAAATGTGTGATATTTCATTTACGGAATGTGATGCTAATTGTAAGGAGAAAAGCAGAGGCCCAGTATAGGCTATCCTGCCAACTCCTCGCTACTCCCCATCTAATCGCGTTTAAAGCGTATATGAAGAGCAGGAGGAAGTTAAGCAGTCTTGGATCACTCCAGATCACGAAATGATGCTAGAGGGCTTTTTAGGCTCGTTAATGGTGGCTTCAAAGAACTCGTCAATGTCGCAGATCATGCAAGGCGCGCCCTTTTCGTGCGTCTCCGTGTTATGGCCTCCTGCCGCGATGAGGATTTGCTTGATCCCGTCGAGGAATGCGTAGGCTTGGTAAGATCCTGCAAGGAACTTTGCCCATCGGATCGCTTCTTCTGGGGAACAGAGAGGCGAGATGGAACAAATTTCCAGCCCTTCGGCATCCACGATTCGGTCGGCATCGGCTTTGATAGGGAACTTAAACTCTACAGGGTTGTCGTTGATGATCATATTAGATGGAGTAGGAGGCAAAGCGTTTGCCCTGCTTGTTGGTTTTGGTGGTGGTTTTGATACGGAATCCCATGCGCTTGAGTTCGGCGATCCTAGCGGCTAGTCGGAAGCACCCGAACTTGTCGAGGGCTTGGATAGCAGTAAGGCTCTTTCCAGAGACAAGGTGCTTGTAGATTCGGACTGACTGACTTGGGTTGGCGTGTTTGGTTTTCATTGGGTTAGGGGTGTATTGATCTATTAAGTTTATTAAATGTTTATGATCGTGCAACATTTGGTAAATATAACAATCTATTGCTTTCATTATCGGTTGTGGTTGAGGTAATCGTCGGTTACTGGGCGAGTAAGCTCTTCCATGTGAGCTTTCCAGCGTTGATATTCAAGCTCTCTTGCCATGCGTCTCTGCACTTCCAGTTGCTCTTGAGCAATGGCGAGTTGAGCGGCGGCATAGTTGTTACCAGTTGCAGGGAGTGTGTAGGGCCAGATAACCGCTTCTTGAGCGGATGCGCTGGCGATTAATGCTAGTGCGATTAGTTTCTTCATCGGTTGTAATGTTTAAGGATTGCGGTGATCTCTTCGTCTATCTTGAGCATCTTGCCCATGCTGTTGAGATGCTTGATGATCTCAAGGGAGCGGAGCATCATGTCAAACTCAGCGCGGAGATTGTTGATCGTGTCTTCTTCTTCCATGATCGTGCTGATCTTTGTCGTGTTGAATGTTGTGTTAATTGCCATTTTCAAATTTCTGTCTTGCGATCTCTTTCTTTGTTTCGATAAGAGAGATGCGGTTCAGCATCATCGTGCATTCTAGGGGTTGATCCCGATAGAACACGGCAATGCTTCGTTCTGTCTTCTTCCTGACGTACTCGGCAACCAAATAGGCTCCTAGTCCGTAGGACAAGATCAATGCTCCAATGGCAGATGCGGCGACTAGGGTGATCATAGTCCCATCTTGTTCATTGCCTCGTTCATCACGCGATCCTGTTCGCTGAAGATAGCGTCAAGGCGATTGAATCCAAACGTGGATGCGCGGGGAGTAGGCGGTTCGCATAATGCCCTCTCAAGTATTACAAGGTCATTGTAGAGGCAACGAGCGCGAGGAACGCTTATGCGGATTTCGTCGAGGCCATGATGTTCGGCGTGTTTGATTGCCACCTTGAAGAGCGCATCGTAGCTGGCTACAAGGCTCGCGGCTGAACGTAGTGTTGTTTTCATTTTTGTTGTGCAGAGCATGGTTGAATGCTCTGGAGCGAGTCTTTCAGAATCTCGCAACGAGTCAATAAAAAAAGGAGGGGGGATTTCTCCCCCCTCCTGCGGTGTTCAACAAGGGAGCGAACAGAGACGCACCCGCTTCGGAGTTCTCCTCCGACTTCTATTCCGCAAATTCTAGCTCTTGCGAGACTTGCTTCCGCTACACTTCCACTTTGCTCTTGACAAGCGCAGAGGGCTATTAGGGTCTTTAGCGGCGGCGGGATGCTTCTTCATCTGACCCGCAGAACGAGCGCAGTAAGAATCTCCTTTGGCAGTACCCGGCTTAATCGTCGCGCCCTTCTGACCATAGCGAACAGTCTTCTCGCGTCCTGTCTTTGGGTTCGTGACCTTCTTGGAGAATTTCTTTTCCATTAGAAATCAATATCTGAATCGTCAAAGCTATTTTGCTTCGGCTTCGGAGTGAAGCTCTTGTTTCCAGATCCACCCTTCTTCTCACGAGGAGGGCCGACCTTGATGGACAGGAAGTTGCTCCCTGCCTTGCTGGTCTTCTCCCAGATGCTGATCTCGTACTGCTTACCCTCTACGTCGAGAGGGCCGCTCCACTTGGGAGCCTTCGGGTTTGCGTTGTCGCGCTCGAAAGCGGCTCCGCTATTTGTATTGTCGTAGTTGCTCATAGTGATACGAATTTGATGTTGTCGTGCATTTTCCGAAATAAATCAATCGCGTTTTGCGCTGACTCTCGGTTGTCATAGATTCCAACGGCATACCATCCGCTTTCCTCCTGCTTGACGCAGTTGTTGGCATTGGCTGGGAGCCTTGTTGTAATCTCCTCAAGATGGAAGCACTTTTGGCTACCATTGTATTCAACGACCCATGCGCCGTCTAGCGATGGACTATATGTATTTTTCATTGTTGTGTTTGTTTTGTTACTTCCCGTTCCACGAATCGCAGATATTGCGGTTCAAATGATAGCGGGAAAGATGTTCTACTACAATTTCTAGCGAGGCGAATGTCAAGCCAATATCCCAATTCTTCTTGGTTCTCGGATTCTTCTTGGTATCGGATCACTAGAAACATATCGCAGTCGTGCTGGATAGCATCAGACTCACGGGCAGTTCCATTGCGATTAAGCTGGCAGAGAGCAAGGATCGTGATCCCTAGCTCCTTGGCAACGAGCTTGAGGCATCGTGATACCTCTGCCACCTGACGCTCTCGGCTATCCTTGGCGTTGGATGGCATGGCAAGCTGGATGTAATCGAATACAATCATCTTGACATTATGCGTTGCCACCATGCGCCTCGCCGCCGCCATGATTTGCAAGGGATTGATTGATGACTCATCTCGTATCCAGATAGGGAGCTTGCTGACTTGCCCGATCCCGAATGAGATCTTACCCATCTCTTCCTTGGTAGGATTCTTGGATAGAATGGAGATGTCCACACCAGTTCTGGATGACACAAGCCTGTCCACCACTTCCCCACTTGACATTTCCAATGAGAACACTCCCACAGGGTTCCCTGCATCAGCGGTACGCTCTGCCACATTCAAGGCGAATGCGGTCTTGCCGCCCTTGGTAGGCGCACCGAGGACGATCAGTTGCCCTGGCCTCATGCCTCCCGTGTGTTCGTCTAGCGCAGGGAAGCCATAGGTGAGGCCCATGAGCTTGCCCTTGTTCTTCACCATCTCCTCATACTCGTTGAGACGGCGGGTAGTAGCCTCTCCAATAGACTCAATCTTGGTTCCCGACTCCGCTTCTGACGCAATAGCTACCAATGCCTTCTGCACAGTTTCAGAGAGTTCCCCATTTACCATCGGATTCCTTGCAGAATCAATAATACGCTCTGCACCAGCAATAGCCAGTCGAGCCGTGTTATAGTGGCGAATGATGTTGAAATACTCCTCATGGTTGTGACTGGTACTCACATGGGAGTATATCGCGGCAACCTCTGATGGGCCACCGCATTCATCCATGCTGTTGTTTGCCTCTAGCCACTCGCTGATGGTGATCAAATCAACGCTTTTGCCCTCTTTCCATAGGGCTAGAAGCCCTTTAAACAGCGTTTTATGGGCTGGATGATGGAATAGAGTAGGCTTTAGGTGATCGGCGTGTATATCCAGAATGGAAGGATTCTGAAGGGCCGAGGATAGGAATGCTTTCTCTGCGTCTAGGTTGGCTGGAAGACTCATGCTGGTAGCTTTTCAAGTTCTAATTTTTTCTCAATGAATAGTTTCATTGCTTTTTCAATTCTTTTTGGGCCTATTGCTTTTAGTATTTTTTTAGTTGGCTGGTATCCAGATTCTATAGAACCAGCCATTCCAATTATTCTTATCTTCATACTTCGGTCTTCTTCTTTTGCGATCTGACGAAAGCAATCAGCAACTAACCATCGGCATCTTGTTTTATCGTCGGCAAGGTATTGTGAGCCGCCGTTCAATCCATCATAAAATGAAGCACTCACTTCTTCTTCCTCCCACGGGGCTTCGGCTCTGGCTTTGCGGCCTTCATAGCCCAATAGAGATCCACTTGCTTCTGGAATACTTCCCATTCTTTTTCTAGGTCATCCTTCCAGACCACTTCAAAGTCTCCCTCCTCTTCCTTGCCGATCCTCACGATGGCATGAGAGGTGATGGGAGCTTGCTTGTTATTGGCTTCCCATAGCCAAGCATACCCAGCCGCTTGCCTCCAGTATGAATCGCTGATCTTCTTGCTGGTCTTGAAATCCATCAGAACATGATCCCCGTTCTTGCGTTTGGCGATGAGATCAATGGTTCCTCCGTACTTGTAAACTTCATTTACTAACTGGATCTCCGTAGCAACCACTTCAAGATCCTGCGTCTCCCACCACTCAAGGAATTTATGGTAGCTCACAATTGCCTTATCAATTAACTCCTGCTCGTAGTCTGAAAGATCGGCTACTTGGTTGTTGAGGAAGCATTCGATGTAGAAGTGAGCCAGCGTACCAATGTCGCAAGCCTCCTTTGATACATCTCTGTAGTTCTTCCCCTCGCATCCCAATTTCCAAGCCCAATGGATCAATGCCCCTGCATCGTCTCCGATCTTGCTGATCGTAGATCCTCCAGGAACTTGCGTTCCATCAGATAGGAAATACTTCTGATGCTCTTTGTGTCGGTCTAGTTTTACTGATTGCATATTATTAAAATTGAAATCCTCTTGTTATATTTGTTCTTTCGTTAATTATTTTCACATACTCTGGATTAAGTTCACAAAGTATAGCCTTGCGTCCATAATCAATAGCAACTTTTCCAGTTGTTCCAGATCCTCCAAATG